GTTGGGCATCAGCAGGTGCATCAGAAGATGCAACAGATATTGCAGATCTACTAGTAAGCGATTATTTAGATCCAGATGCTCCAGATCCAGCACTATATCCAAAAGGCATGTTGCTTTGGAACACACGTAGAAGCGGATTTAACGTCAAGCGTTTTGAACGTGACTACATTGACACACTAGGTGAAAATGTACGCAACAGCGACGAAGCAATGAGCGGTTACTATCCACATCGTTGGGTTACTGAATCAGCAAACAATGCAGATGGCAGCGGATCATTTGGACGTAATGCACAGCGTAAAGTTGTTGTTCAAGCAATGCAAGCAACAATCAACTCAACTGAAGATCTACGTGATGACGAAACACGTATCTTTAACTTGATTGCAGCACCAGGTTATCCAGAATTAATTGGCGAAATGATTAGCCTAAACTATGACAGAGGATTAACAGCATTTGTTGTAGGTGATAGCCCAATGAGACTTGCACCAAATACTACTTCGATTAGCGAATGGGCAACCAACGTTAATCAAGCAGTTGAAGATAACGACTTAGGACTAGTAAGCAGAGATGAATATCTAGGCGTTTACTATCCAGCAGGCTTTAGTAGTGACAATGCAGGAAACAACATTGTTGTTCCAGCATCACACATGGCACTACGTACAATTGCACTAAGTGATCAAGTTTCTTACCCTTGGTTTGCACCAGCAGGTACAAGACGTGGTGGTGTTACTAACGCAACAGCATCAGGTTACATTAATGCAGAAGGCGAATTTGTAAGTATTGCACTTAACGAAGGACAGCGTGACACACTATATCAAAACAACGTTAACCCAATTACATTCCTAAATGGAGCAGGATTGGTTGTATTTGGTCAGAAAACTCGTGCTAGAAACGCAAGTGCAGTTGACAGAATCAACGTTGCAAGATTGGTTGTATATCTACGTAGCCAACTTAAGAAACTTGCAAAACCATACATCTTTGAACCAAATGATAAAATCACACGTGATGAAATCAAACAACAGGTTGAAAGTTTAATGGTTGAACTGATTGGTTTGAGAGCAATTTATGACTATTTGGTTGTGTGTGATGAAACAAACAACACTCCAAATAGAATTGATAGAAACGAACTATATGTTGATATCGCTATTGAACCAGTTAAGGCAGTTGAATTTATTTACATTCCGCTACGCCTTAAAAACACAGGAGAAATCGCAGGTTTATAAGTCATAATATAGGGGGTTATTGATTTAACCCCCTAATATGATAAATACTTGTGAATAGGAGTATATTATATGGCAATCTCAAGTCTATCAAAATTAACAGTACCATTAGCAACTAATGACAGTGCAGCGTCACAAGGTTTGCTAATGCCAAAACTACAGTACCGTTTTCGTGTTACTTTAGAAAACTTTGGTGTATCAACACCAACAACAGAACTTACAAAGCAAGTAATGGATGTAACTCGTCCAACAATTACTTTTGAAAACATGGAAATTCCAGTATACAACAGTAAAATTAATCTTGCTGGTAAGCACACATGGAGCCCATTGTCACTTAACATGCGTGACGATGTAAACGGCAACGTTCAAAAACTAGTTGGCGAACAGTTACAGAAACAGTTTGACTTTATGGAACAAGCAAGTGCAGCATCTGGTATTGATTACAAGTTCTTAACAAGAATTGAAATCCTAGATGGCGGTAATGGTGACTTAACTCCGAATGTATTAGAAACTTGGGAATGTTATGGTTGCTATGTTAACGAAGCAAATTACAACACACTTAACTATGCAACAAACGAACCAGCAACAGTGTCACTAAGCATTACATATGACAACGCAATCCAAACACCAGAAGAAACAGGTGTTGGTACAGATGTAGGCAGAACACTTGGTACAGCAGCAACAGGTGCCGGCTGATAAAAATTAAAATGATTGCCAATTTAGAGGAGTACATTTTTATGTACTCCTTTTTTATTATGTGCGCACTTATTAGAAAAGATAAATATTATTATGGCAAATCCGTTTTCAGGTTTATTTGATAATTTAATTAATGGTGCTCTTAGTCCAAAAGGTGACTTAGGAGATTACACCCATGCGAGCAAAGTATTTGTAGATGGCAATATGAGGCTTGCACCTAAATTCAAACACATGTTCCATGTGGTTTTGAATATAAATCCTAACGTTACACTAAATGGTAACAGCGGTTGGACAAATACTACTAAACGTGAAATAAACTTACTTTGTAAAAGTGTTGACTTGCCTAGTTTCAGTATGCAAACAGAAACACTTAATCAATACAATCGTAAAAAAGTTATACAAACCAGTGTTAACTATGATCCTATTAATATGGTATGGCACGATGACAATGCAGGATTAACTAATTTTCTTTGGAAAAACTATTTTAACTATTATTACAGCGATGCACAGCATGTGCAACAAACTGAGGGTCCTCCTGCTGTAACCGATGCTGCTTACAACAGAGTAAGTAATAAAAACAGTGCATACGGTGCAGGCGGCGTAATGAAAAATAGATTTGGTTTAGATAGACCGGGTAAAAACGATAACTTTTTTACAAGTATTCAAGTATTCCAATTACATCCACAAAATGGACGTTCTACTAATACAAGTTATACATTTATAAATCCGCTAATTGATCAATGGGATCATGATGAAGCAAACAGCGAAGGTAGCGAATTTGCAATCAACAGAATGCGTTTTAGTTACGAAACTGTGTTAACTGATAGAGATTACACAGTGCCTGATATTATTCCAGCAGGGTTTGGTGAGTATAGATATGATCAAGGACCTAGCCCATTAAGTCCAGCAGGTGGTGGTGCTTCAAGTTTATTTGGCACAGGCGGAGTTCTAGCAGGTGCAGCAACTACATTAGGAAACATACAATCAGGTAATTTGCTCGGTGCTTTAATTACGGGTGCAAACACTGTTCGTAATGGAAGAGGACTTACACTAGGAAGCATTGTAAATGAAATAATTAGCACAGGAGAAAGTGCTATAACCGATGTTCTTATTCCAGGCGCATTTGGACAAAATACAACAGATGCACAATCAAGGAATGACTTATTATGAGTTATCAATCTACATTAACAAACAAAGATGTAACTGTTAAAACAAAAAGTTATTTTGACAATTATCAAAAAGATAGGATAAGTTATCCAAGTAATCAAGTTGACGCTGTTGTTGGATTTTTTGAATCAAGAGGATTTGAAAAAACAGCAGCAATTAATACTGCTACTGTTCTTCTACAACAAGCAAAAGTTGACAATTATAATGTTATGGAACTGCTAGATAATCTAAGAAAGTTTGAAAAGCCTCAACTAAATGAATTAATTGGTGCAATATTAAACAACAATAGAGACAACATCAGCAGAATAGGATTTAGAGCAGCATTAAATTTAGAAAACAAATCTGCTCGTAATATAATTTACTAAAATGAAACAATATGCACAAGGCAAATTTACACCAAAAAACCCTGACAAGTATGTAGGTGGTAGAACTCCAACTTATAGAAGCAGTTGGGAATTTGCTTTTATGCGTTTTTGCGACGAACATCCTAGTGTAAGTAAATGGGCAAGCGAAGCAGTAAAAATACCTTATAGAAATCCATTTACAGGCAAACACACAATTTATGTACCAGATTTTTTTATTGCATATGTTGATGCTAACGGCAAACAACATGCAGAATTAATTGAAGTTAAACCAAGCAATCAAATGACAATGGAAAGTGCTGGACGTAATAAACGTAATCAAGCACATGTAGTTTTGAACAAAGCAAAATGGGAAGCAGCAAATGCTTACTGTAAACAAAACAACATCAAGTTTAGAGTTGTAAGCGAAAAAGATATTTTCCATACTGGTGGTAGAAGATAAATAATAGTAGTATATAATGGAATATCTCTATGACTAAAAAACTCGAAGATTTATTAAACTTACCCGATGCAAAAGAAATGGCCGAAGAGAAGCCAAAGCCTGTTGCGGCACAACAAGATACTTTTAGAGATATCGAAGAACTTGATAAAATAGCAGCAGCATTGCCTCAAGTTAAAGGTCTTGGTGAATTAGCAGATCGAGAACTAAATGAAGTTGCAGATAAAGCAATGAGTGCATATGATGATCTAATGGATCTTGGCATGAATGTTGAAAGTAGATACAGTGGTAGGGTATTTGAAGTAGCAGGCAACATGCTGAAAACAAGTTTAGATGCCAAGGTTGCAAAACTAGATAAAAAACTAAAAATGGTTGAATTACAACTTAAAAAACAAAAAATGGATCAAGACAATTTTGGAGATAACGGTGGATTCTCCGAAGGCGAAGGTTATGTTGTACAGACAGAAACAGTTTGCTAGAACGTCTCAAAGGTCTCGATAAAGATAAATAGTATATAATGGGATCCTTACAATGAAAAAGATTAAAGAATTTATAACTGAATCGCATAGAACATATCCTTGGAAGATTGGCGTTGCTGGTCCGCTTCCTGAAGGTTGCGAAGAACAGATCAAAAGATGCATGGAAAAATGGACAGTTGCAAGTTGGACAAAAGGTAAGAAAACTCCTATCCAAGAACGTCCGTTAGATTTTCCACAACTAGAAAATATTGATGTGCAGTATTGGGATGCTGAAGTACGTTATCCTACAACAAGAGATGCTGTACAAGAATACATTGCACAATGCTGCAATGTTCCAGCAAGTCACATTATTGTAAGACATCCTGAAGAGCCACAAGAACTTTACCAGCAAGAAAAAAATGATGGCCCTTATGAAACAATATTAACTAAAGAAGACATGGGCGGCGAAAGTGCGCAAAAAGATGCAGGCGAATCACGCATTATGGATCTATTAAAAGAACTTGAAGCAGCACGTAAAGAAAAAGACGATGCGTCCAGTGGTTTTAAAATGGAAGCAACAAAAGAAGAACCACAAAATAACCAAAGCGTAGTGGGGAACTAAAATGCAAGATAAAACAATGCAAGACATATTGTCTAACTTTTTAAAAGCAGGACGCCTAACAGAAACCGAAGTTACAGAATGTGGCATGAGCGAAGGCGGAATGGAAAGTGGTGTAACACTTAAAACAAGCAGTGCAAGTGAAATGGCAGAAATTTTAAGAGCACTAGCAGGTGTAGAGTCAGGTAGTAAACCGGATATGCCTCCTATGGATGCACCAATGGATATGCCAATGGATATGCCTATAAAAATGAAACTTCCAGCACCGGAGCCAGAAGAGGAACTGGAATCTTATGGCGACGAAATGGACAATGAACCAGAAGAAGAATACATGGATACAGATGATGTACTTCCGAGTGGCGACGACTTACACCGCAAAAAGCCATTAAAAGCAATGCGTGTAAAAGACCCAGCAGTTGAATCATCAATTAAAGATCGTTTGTGGGCAGCACTAAACGAAAAGAAAGCAGAGTTATAATTTATAACACATAAGTCAAATAGCGCCTCTGGGCGCTATTTTTGTTTATAAGTATTGTATGAGTTATTTTTCAGCAGAACATATAGACTATCTATATTCACAAGTAAACAATCCATTAGAAGAAACAGTATCTATATGTCACGAATGTTATAAACACGTTCCTGCATTAAAGTATGAAATTGACAATAAACTTTACATGGTAAAACATTGTGAAGAACACGGCACACATAGATACGTAATTGAAAATGATTATGAATTTTACAAGAGTTTAAATTGCAGTTATCAGTCTTATCATTTTAACGATTATGTAATGATTGAAGTAAGTGACAAATGTAATTTAGATTGTCCTCATTGTTATCATATACCCAATAACAAAATTAAAGATCCTACAGTAGACACACTATTAAATCAAATTAAAATTATTGATAAACAACTAAGTCCTACACTACAAAAGAAAGGTTGGACTGTTTGTTTTGCTGGCGCTGAATCAACTTTACACAAAAACTTTACAGAATTAATTCAAGCAGTACATGAGTATAATCCTGCTATACACATTGATATTATGACAAATGGTATAAAGTTTGCAGATATGAAATTTGTTAACGCTGTAAAAAATGCAAAAGTCACAAGTGTGCTAGTAGGACTTAATCATCCATCATATATCAATAATTCTACTATTAGAAAAAAGCAAGAAACTGGTATAGAAAATTTATTAAAAAATAGAATAAATGTAGGATACATTAGTTATACTATGTCAACACTACAAGAAATGGATGACATACTTACTGAAATAACAACTAAAAATTGGAAGCCTTGGCATTATAGAATTAGGTATGGTAGTGATATCGGAAGAAATATTGGTCAAGAAAGATTATATTTAAGTGACATTTTTAATCTATTTAAAGATTGGTGTGATAAAAGAAATATACCTTTTAGATTAATGGAAAACAGTGATAACAATTTATATCATATAATGGTTAAACTAGGACCTCATACTATTAGATTAATACAGTGGTGCGATGAATACGACATTGATATGGAAAATTTAATCTCAGGTCCTTGGAGTTATTTTGTACCTGGTGGAACTACAAATTTTTTAAATCAAATTATTAGGCGTAATGCTTGGAAAAACAAAAATATGCAATTGTTTGATAAACCGCCTAAGCGTTATCTAATGACAGCAACGCCAACAAAAACAAAACTTGACCTAAGAACCTTGGAATAAATACTGTATGAGTAAATCACTAGACGGCGTTTTAATTAAAAAAGCCAACAAACAGGAAACGTATACTAATGAACAAGTCGAGCACTTGCTAAAATGTATGGATCCTGATACTGGTTATTTGTATTTTGCTAAAAACTTTGCACACATTCAGCATCCTGTAAAAGGTAAATTGTTGTTTGAACCGTTTGAGTATCAATTAGGTTTGATGGAAAGTTATCATAATTACAGATTTAATATAAACATGATGCCTAGACAAACAGGCAAAACCACTTGTGCAAGTATCTACCTTGCTTGGTATGCTATGTTTAATCCAGATCAAACTATACTTATTGCTGCACACAAATACACAGGTGCACAAGAGATAATGCAGCGTATACGCTATGTCTATGAACTTTGTCCAGATCA